CAAACGATTTAGATTACCTGAATAATCCAATCGGTCAAGTGTAGTGATATTCCAATCAGTCTTTTGAAGGAACAAATCAATAACATGGTGTGCAATAAATCCACAACCACCAGTAATTAAAACATTTTTTGTCATAACAAAATCTCCAGTTACATTAATTATTTAATCCAATACCAAACATCTTTTTCAGTCAAAAGAATATCTTTATTGACCTTAGATGCAAATTCTTTGGCTGCACGATTAACACCTTCGATTGCGGAGAAATCATGGCCAGCAAAGATGCCACCAAATTTCAACTTAGAATAATAATTCACACAATCTTTGGTTAATTGTTCGTATGTATGTAGGCCATCAATAAAGATGATATCAAAGGTGTCATCTTCAAACAATTCAACTGCGTCATCGGATGTTCTACGAACCAATGTGAATCGGTTGGAATAACCAGCCAATCGCTTTACAACACCTTGATACATTTCTTCTCTACCTGAAAGGTGATTGCCATTCCAATCGACATAGGTTGTGTATGGGTCAACTGATGTTAGGTTGAGTGTTGGATTGGAGTCAAGTAAAAAGTTACTTGTATCACCAATATCACAACCAATTTCCAAACCGACAGGATTAACCATGCCTTTAATCATTGCTCCAAGCCCGTGGCCAGAACACATTTGATATCCATTAAATGCCTGTGTCTCTGTGTTAAATGTAATAATATCACTCATTATGCAGTCCTATATGTAAAAAATTGATTGGGGTCTTCCTGGTTAAACATGTTTCTAACCAAACTTTGCCAAATTGGCACACGGTCATATTGATGTACAATACAATGTGGTGTGCCATCGGATGTTGTGATTACTTTTTTATTGTAATCGAATAGTGGTTCAGGTTCAACCAAATTTGGCCGAAAACGTTCCATTTTAGATGGATCACCTGTTGTACCCAACTGTATTGCCCAACCATCTTCATGGTCAGTAAAGAGTACATTATCTTTGTATGGTTGTGTGTTTATCAACACATTATAGACCGCTTGGTCAACGATAGGAATTGGCCTGTTGAGTGAATTGGTGAAGATGTTGAAACACATATCTCTAACATAGTTGGATCTACCACCAAAGGTTCCTACATTATAGATGATGTTGTTTTTAAATCTTTCGTGTACCTCTGAACCGTAGGCCTGCATGAGATTTTCATCACCCCAAGATTCATCTTTGTAACGCAAGGATTCAGAACCAGCAACTAATTGTTTATCACCTCTATGTTCTTCAATCCATTTGCATGGGTCTCTTTGAAAATACACATCTTTAACATCTGTGGTCACAACAATATCATAGTCTTCCCAGTTGTCGTAAAGAAAATCATAGATTGACCAGAATCTTGCAACATGAATTGGTGCATTAATTCTTGGCATACCATGAAGTTTGAAACCCCGTTTCTTCAAATCATCTTTGGTTTCATTTGATGCATCACCAACGACCATCACTTTATCGCCAACAAAACCACAAGAATCAATTGATTCGACCCACGGTTTTAATTGATTGTAGTTGTAACCTGTAAATGCACCGATTATTAAGTTTTTTGCCACGGGAAAACTCCATTATATTTTTCATTCATTACTTTATTACCATTGTGAAAGAAGTCTGCATTGACTGAACCTGCATTACCATCTACCCTATAGTTTACTGTATATTTTTTGGTGCAATCAAACTTAGGAAAATATTGAGAAAGAGCCTGCAACCAAACTCTATCCTGTCCCCAACCGCCATGCCACACTTGTGCTAATTTTATCGCAATTTCAGTCTTGAGGCAATAGCAATTCGTATCTATATGATTAATGCCATGATAAGATTGCCATTTACCTAGTGATTCACAGTCATCATTTGTAATGAAGTTACCATCTTTGTCATATATTTTTCTGAGTGAATATGACCAGTCTAAATCATTTTTTTCAATTGTTCGGATACAATTCTCAACATGGTCAGGATCGAGCCAGCAATCTTGATCCAAATATAAGACATATTTGCTATCAACAAGATGAGTGAAAGCGGCATAGGTTCGGTGGCCATAGAAGCCATTGGCACCGACATTGATTGGTAAATAACATCTTTCTAAATTTTTTCGGATTAAAAAATCATCTGTTATTATTCTGGTTTTTGAATGGTACTTGATACCATCAGCAACAACATAACATTTAGTATCATAAGTCTGTTCAAGTACACTCTGAACAGCACCTCTCAACTCTGGAACACCAGTAGTTGGCAAAATCACAGTCGCAGACATAAATCATCCTCTAGTCAGTTTTAATATTTTCTCTATTTGTTTTTCAATTGCAGGTTTACGGTTTGGCCAATAGATGTATTCCTTATCACCTGTACTATGTAGTTTCTTCAGGAAAGGGATAATCATCTTCTCTAGTTCAGCCATTCGTTGTTCGGTTTCAGATAAAGTATTTTTAACTGTTTCTACAGTCCTAACACTCTCTTTAATTGCTGAGTTGTATTCTTGTTCAGAAACGGCTGAGAATCCGAAATCGTCCTCAGAATCTTCGTAACTTTTTAAAATTTTATCAAAGTCTGTTAGTGCCATTATTTGTAAGAGTAGTCACACATCATACGGGTAGGATAACCATCGCCACCTTGTGTATCACGTATGTTTAGTTTAAGAATGTAATGACCGGTTTCTATCTCCATGTCAATACGCTTACCTGTGCCAGATTTACCACCATAATACACATTACATGATGTTGGTGTAGCCGCTTCAGTCATGTAATTTTTATCAATTTCATACACCTCAGTTTTACCTGTAAGTTTATGCACAATAGTGTAACCATGGCCGACACCAGAAATTAAAAAGTTTTTCAACTCATTTTTCTGTTTAGATGACATTGTTTTCCAAACATCTTCAACATATCCTTTTTTTAATTTACCATTGTAGATATCACAAAATAAAGCATCATTGATGTTGAACATATCTAAAATTTTTAAACCATCTTTGTTTTTTATACGTCCAGTTTTAATTTCTTGTGGAGAAAGAACTGTACGTATACCAGAATTAAAGAATGTAACTGTGCCGCCGGTTTTCAAGCTTAGATATATATCTTTTTCGTCACAGATTAAAGTAATATCGGTAACAACTGGCCCCAAATTGTTATCACTTACATGAATTTTTGATGAAATTAAAACTTGTGGTGTAAAGATAAAAGGTCTTTTATTATTCAATTCACCAACTTCTTTCACTTCCAGTTTCTTACACTTATCTAGTTTGTGTAATTTTACTATATCATCAACTGCTTGAGCCAACTTGGTGTCGGCAATTTTATTACCATCCCACCATTGTCTCAATGCTTCTGCCAGTTGACCTTCATATGCATTACCTTTGTTCTGTACACCTCGGCCACCAGATGATCCAGAACCAAACTTCATTGTTATTTTGGTTACTTTTGCTTCTCGCTTTATTTTTCCAAGGTCTATATCAGTCTGTAAGTCTCTTGTTACATTAATCTTAGCAATTGCTGCAGGATCAATATTGATTGGAGATTCAACCGCTTTGAATTTCGATTTCAAGTAAGCAAAGACATTAATTATATCCTCTATCTTTCCTTTGTCACCTTTTAAAGTTTGTTTGATTTCAGTTGCAGTCTTTGGGAAAAATGTGTAAGCCATGGAACACCTTCAAAGAAAGTATTTATCTGATAATTTGGATCTCCTTTCCAGAAGTCCAAATCTCTAGTTCGGTTTTTAACCGTTTCTCATTGTACAATGTTTCATACCGATGGCAAGCCTTTTTTCTCCACCATTCAATCAAGTTTACCAGACTATGTTTTTCGTAGTTTTCACCAGGAATAAGCACGGCCGTCTTACAATTTACATAGTCAACCATGTTCTTAAAACCATAGTCACTGATGTAATATCTTTTCTGTTCTGTCAACCCCTTAGCCTTCTCAATCGTTGCTAAGAATGTACCCCCTTCAGGTGTACCTTTAAGTGCAGCTTTAGTTAGAGAAATAATCTTCATGGAGATTTTTAGTTTCTTACTGGAAGCATCATCTTCAACCAATTGGCCAACTTTGTCTTGCACAAAATCACGTAAATCGGAATAAGGTTTACCATGCATCATAGGTAGAAAATCAGAATCAGTTAGACCTTTATATCTGATATACGGTTTCATACCATCATATTGTGAAACAGTCTTGGAACTTCCATACAGACTTGTTGTTTCAAAGAGGCACAGATTCATACCATACTTTGCATTTACAATTTCACGTACTTCATGTGAAGTACAGATTGCAGCCAACAATTTACCACCAAGATAATTATAACCAAATGGTTGTGCAGGCACAATAACAAAACCCATCATTGCAGAGTTATTGAATCGTTTACCCCACTCAGGTTTTTGTGTAAACACTTGGCCAAGCATATCATTACGTGGCTTACAGTTGATTACAGGTGAACCAAGACGGATGAATCCTACGTACTTTCCTGTGTTTGTTTCACGCACAGCCAGTTTGACATTACGACCAACAGGTGGAATGTTTACATGAGATGAAGTTATGTTTAGTAGATTAGTCCAAGTTTCATTATCAATTTCAACAACCTCAAAATTCATATCTTTTGGATGCATGGTGAAATCTTGAAACAATTCATCTTCAATTGGAAACAAAGGATTGGATGGTAGTTCAGCCAAAGAATTTAATTTTTGGTCACGCATATATTCATCAATACGGTCAAAGTTACCAAAGTAATCTTCAAATACCTTGGCACAATGCACTGCATCATTAAATTCTAATTTCATACTTTAAATCCATCAAATGATTTCTTTTGTGGTTTTTCTCTGTTGCCAAATGTGTTGAGTGGTTTATCTGGTTGACCGGAATCAGTGATGCCATTTTGACCAGATTGATCCACATCATACAGGCGCATCTTCGCTCTGTCAATACCCAAGGTAAATCTCTTGTACATTGTTGGATCAGAGTAACGATTCTTCAACTGTTTGACCATAATCTGGCCAAGTTCTTCCAATTCTTCGGAAGAAATCAAAGCAAACATCAAGTCTGCGGTTGCTGGCAGACCAAAACTCTCACTTGTGTCCTCAAGTCCTGGGTCGGATGAAGTAAAACCACTTCTTGTTGTTTGTGTTGCAGATACAATTGGTACTCCGTATTCAACTGCAAGTCCACGCAATTCTTCGGCAATAGCCTTAACATAGGTGTAACTGTTGACGTTAGCACCAGCTTTAACTCTAGCACTACAACAAATGTTAAGATAATCAATAAAGATAATATCAGGAACAAAAGACTTTTTAAGGTTAAGCTCATTGAGTAAGGTGCGAAAATGAGTGGTGCTCGCAGATGCTGTAGGATACTCTTTAATGATGAGTTTTCCAACAGTTTTTTCACGGAGTTTAGCAATCTTCTTATCATACATTTCTTTCGGTAAATTTACTAGATCATCAACCGTAACATTCAATAGATTTGCATCTATTCTTTCTGCAATCTTTTCTTCAGCCATTTCAAGGGTAATGTAAAGTACATTCTTACCTTGTACCATACAGCCCGCAGCCACATGGCACATGAACAAACTTTTTCCCACGCCAGTTCCGGCAAGAGCAATATTAAGTGTTTTAGTAGGTAGACCACCTTTTGTGATCTTGTTAAAGAAATCCAAATCAAAGGGGATTCGTTCTTCTTTACGATGGTAGAATTCATATCGTTCTTCCGAGTTTTCTAGATAGTCATGGCCAACTGAATTGTCGAAACTTACAGCCAGAGCGTCCGATAATACCTTGGGAATCGCACCTTTGTCTTGGGTCTTGTCTTTCCCGTCAAGTATGGAAATAGCCCCCAGTACTGCATTGTATATCGCTTTCTCTTGACAGAATTGTTCGGTTTTGTCAGTAAGCCATTGAACCTTGGATTCTTCATCCTTAGTTTTTGCAATTTCTTGGAGATAAGTTTCACACTTCTCCACTTCATCATCTGTGAGGTTACGCCTCTCTTTGACGGCCAATACAAGCGCTTCAATCGTTGGTGGAGAATTGTAAGTTTCTGTGAACGATGCAATTTCATGGTATAATGTTTTATCTGTTCTGTCGGTAAAATATTCTGATTTTAAGAATGGTAAAACCTTGCGTAGATATTCTTCATTGTAGATTAGATTCTTTAAAATCGTCTGTTCCAGTTTCATCAATCACTTCCTGTTCCATGTTAGATGACATTATTTCTACCAATAAGTCACCAATATAATTTTTAAAGTCGCCATCTTTTTCCAGTTTGGCTGGCTTCTTGACTGTCGATTCTAACACATCGTAAGCAAAAAGTAAATAGACTTGTTCATTTTCTTCCTTGAACTTTACCTTGCCATACTTGAAGATGGTATCTTTGTATGGTCCATCTAAAAACTTAATATGAACGGAAGTCTTATCATCTTTTGGATAGATGAAACAATAATCAATACCTTCTGTCATGTTGCACCATTCATAGTTTCAACATCAAATGTTTCATCAATGTTGCTTGTCATAATTTCACCGGATGCCACTCGATATTTGTCCTCAATAAAATCACGGAAAGATTTCTGTTTCAGAATAGGCATCCAGAAGTCTTTGGTATCGGTGTCCTTCTCACGGTAATTCTTTTCTTCAATCACACCGTCAGCATCGACACGTTGGTACCAACCATTCTTTGGTTTGACCACATGCTTGGATTCCAAAGCAAGGTCGAGCAAACCAGACCAAGTGCTAATACCACCGTCAAAAGATACGCTAACAGGTATCTTAGATTTTTCTTTGACATATCTACTTTTCTCTACGTTAATAATAAAATTGTAACCGGTAACTTCTGTACCGTCTTTTTCTTGTTGGCGGCCGATGATGAAAATATTATCAGCGGAGTAGTATGAACCAGTACCACCACCAACAATTGCTTTCGGGAACATTCCAATTTCCATGTATGTGTGATTAACAACA